TTTCATTAATTGTTCCATCTTTTTTAAGATTGACAATAATGTGGCCGTCTATCTTGACCTTTGGATCCATTTCTTCTTCACAGATTTGATACCCAGCGCACTGGAAGAACATCTCTGGATAGATACCGGATGAGGTTTTAATATCTCCTAGCCAGGTCTTGCCATCTATCTCGCAGAGGAAATCATAAGTTCCGGCAAACCAATGCTTCTCTGAATAGACTCTGCGTTCTGATTCTAGGAACTTGACTTTGTTCTCTTTAGCCCAGTTGATAAAGTTCTGAACCATCTTTTGACCCTGCTTATCTAATTCCTGATATGATTTTAAATTTTTTAATATATCTGTTTTATGGATTATTTCTGATATAACCAAATGAACACTTGTCCCAATATCCCCTGCCTTATCTCTTTTCCGAGCGTATGCTTTTCTAGCTTCAGCTAAAACTTCTTCATAATCAGCTTCACTTAATCTATGTCCTTTTAGATGTTTTTGAATATGATCAACCGCCATATTTGAAGCCCAGTTGATCAGAGCTGGTTTTGATATGACCGAAAGTATTGTCGTGCAACCAGTTAGTGGTTTTCCTCCAAGGGTATATAGATGTCTTTTCTCGTCAAATTGTAATTCATTTTTTCCCATTTATTTATCCACTTGACCTGCTCGTAATAGTTATTTATAATGAAATAGATTCTATCATAAAAGTCCTATTACTTCGCAAGGGTGGTGGGTCTTTTTATTTTATCTTATCACCTATCGCTAAGATCTTGCTTAACATATAGGCTCGGCCTGACCAAGCTACGATTATTTTATTGGGCCTGAATCGTGGCTCGGGTTTTTTTGCTTGTTCTGTAAGCCAAGTCATATCGTTGTCTACTAATCTTAATACTACTTCTCCTACTTTATGATTAGCTTTTTCTTCAGCAGTAAAATAAGATAGATAACGCTTCATCAAATCTTTAACAAATATTGGTTTCATTTTGTCTCCACCTCCTCTCTTTTTAAAATTTTAAACATCATAACGACAGAAACACCAAAAATATCAGCTAGGTCGGTCATTGTTATTTCGTCTTTATGTTTATCCCATTTTTCTCTTGCCCACCTCTTTCTTAATTGAGAAAGATATTTATTTTTAAGTTTTGTCTTAACCATAATTTAACTTTAACAAATTAAGGATACCGTGTCAAGTCTTTTTTATCCCCAGTTATCCCCACCTTGTTTTAACCAAAAAAAAGAGCAGCCGAAGCCACTCTTCCCGATTCCATACTTGGCGTGCCAAGTAATAGATGGCTAATCAATTCTACCAGCCACAATCTTATCTGTGCTAATTAGGGCTACAATAGTTTGAAATAAACCAATAGCTGTGGTGATAAGAAATGGTAGCTGGTCGGTAAAGGATTTTTCACCAGTAAAGATAAAACTTATACCAGTGATAAGTGCGATAGCACCAGTCCAAAATCTTTTTGAATGAAGAAAATTCTTTCGCATAATTAGTTCCTTTCTTAATTATTTAATATCCTTATTAATAAAATTCTTTACAACATCAGTAAATTGAGGTAGTCCAATAATCCTTCCCTCATAAGGAAAAGAGAATACATCTACTTCAACAACCTTATCCCAGCTAATTAATCCATCTGTGGCCTTAATTAAACATTCCATATCTTTACCTGTTTTAATCCAAAATGGTTCGTTGTCGGCTATTAAAAGAATTGGGTTTCTTCCCTTAATTCTTTCTAATTTAAACTTGATGTTTTTCTTGGCTACATTTTTAGACCAATCTTCTGGTTCTGATACCCAGCCAGAATAAAGTTTGACTTGTTGACCAGTTATATTTTCTCTATACCAACGACCGTTCCTATGAACCATCCACTTATCAAAAGGATCATAGGAATCTTGGTATTGAATACCTTGATATCCATTATGTATTCCATATCCTGTGGCGAAAATAAAATGTCCAATATTTCCTGAGGCGATATATCCAAAACCAACTCCGTGATTTGTGAAAATTGCCTGAGCAAACTTATCAGGATTATTTAGATTGATACTATAATAACCTTTGATTTTCCACCTTAACGCTTGATGTCTGGCGCCCTCAATTCCAGCCTGACTTCTTATCTGTTGTTCTGTTAATTGTTTGCCAACTGGAGTAGGAAAAAATCTATCTTCTGGGATTCCTTGAGCCTTTAATATCTTATAGGCGTTCCTCGGTGATGCTCCTCCACTGGGTAAAAATATTTGAGAATAAATAAAACGCTGAGAAAAATGAACCTTTATGTCAAATGTTTGGGCTGTCATTTCCATATCACTGCTTGATCCAAAACTAACACAACCCAAAGACTTTCCCTGATGATCATCTCTTAATGATCCATACTTAAACTCAGAACTATATCCTTTTTTCCAATCGGGCATATCTTTTGGTGTCGCACCAAACACTTCATCGTATTGATAGTCATTTATATCGGTTTCGTCCGGATGGAATCCTAATTTAACTGGTAAATTGTTATTCATATATTTGTTCCTTTATTAATTTCCCTCACTCTATACCCAATCATCTAGGCTATCCGCACATTATAATTAGATACAGGGTAAGAGGGAGGAGTATGTGATTATTTATACTCCTCCGTTTGTTAGCTATTTTTTTAATTTTTTCAATTGCCTTCAAAACAAAATTGCTTTTAATGGCAAATCCCATACCCTTGTCTTTGATACCCGCGTTAACAACGCCGAGAATTTCAAAGCCAAGGCCATTATTGCGAAGAGCAATCATGGGGCTTCCGCTGTCGCCAGAGTTGGTAGGAACGGTGATAAGGAAGCAGTCTTCTGCTATGTCCCCATACTCATCTTTAATATGAGTTCTAGAGATTATGCCGTTCTTTATATTGGTCGCTTTTCCGAAAGACCAACCCAACACAACAACCTCAGTCCCAATCCTCGCCTTTGTGGAATCACCAAAGGGAAGGGGGAACTTCTTCTTGCTGTTAGAAAGAAACAGAGATATATCCTTGTGTCGTCCTATCAGCTCGATTTCCTCTCCATCGATAAGCCACTTTTCAGCGATAATCTTTCTCGTTACTGGATAGTAACCAAAAGGACTTGCTACCATTTCAAACTCCAGAAACTTAGTAGTGTGGGTTAGGGCTAACACATAGCCATCTCCCAGATAAAACGCTGTCCCTCTCATCACTTTTTCCACGACCTCACCATCAATTTCAAGAATGGCTTTGGTGTCCACTATCGCTAAAGATTTTACTGCTTTCTCAATAACAGCGGGATTGAAAACATTTTTGTAATAAACACAACTGGTTGTAGCCAAAACAGTCGCTAACAATATAACAAAGAACTTAGCCATCACGCACCCTCCTTTCGCATCACCTCACTTTGGAGCGGGACTGGACTGAACCAGATTGTGAGCAACACAGCTCCCCCGCTTGGGTTACATTGAAGAATGAACTCCCTTCTTGTCTGAGAACAGTTTGATTTTGGGAGAACCCAGCTTAGTGATTGGCATATTGCCAGCCTGAGCATAGCTATTGTCCCATCGCATATAAGAACCAGTGAGGCAAACATATTGTTTGTCCTCAACAATTCGGTTCTTGGTAGCATCAAACCCTTGTTTGATAATCGGTTCACAGGCAATTGAGTGAACATGACCCTGTGCCAGTACATCTGAATTAATCCAGGCACACTGGTCAATGACCGTCTTGAGCTTGGTATGCTTAAACTTAGAACCTCCAGTTCCGTGAGTGGAATAGATTGAATACCTTGTTCCATTAACGGACAACAAACTCCAACAGGAAAAACCTAGGTATGGTACATTCAATATCCGTGCCATAATCTTGGTAATATCAATCCCTGTTGATTTGGTGATTCGTGATTCGTGGTTTCCACAGTGCATTCCAATAATCAATCCAGCTTCTGCTACTGGTTTAAGTATTTCTATCATAGTCCACATTTGAGCATCTGGATTAAGTTTCTGCCGATACATGCTGTCTCCGATACTATCCTTGAGTCCACATTCAATTAACAAGTAGTTAGCTGTATATTTCTATACAGTTCGGACTATATCTTCACCTTGTTTCTATGGACTTTTATATGACAGCCCCTGCAAAGAGTAATTAAATTGTCTATATTATTATTAGCATTCATCTTTTTTCTATTCTCAGTTTCGTCGAGATGATGAATAACTAATTTGTCTGTCTTTCCACAGACCTGACACGAATTACTATCTCTTTTTAGAACGATTTTTCTGTTTCCGCCGAAGCGAATAGCGTCTTTATTTTTTTGCTTATAAACTTTGACCTTTTCAGCATTTCTCATCTGCCAAAGTTTAGTAGCTACGCTATATCGTTCTTTGTTTTCTTGGTATCTTTCTCGACTACGCTTTAATAGCCTTTTTTTGTTTTTTAGATACCAATCTCTTTTATAGTCTTTTTCGTGTCCCTTATAGACACACTCTTTGAGTGGTCTGGATACAAATTGTCCTTTATTATTTCTATCCATATTCTAATTTTAGCATACGGTTAGAAATAATACAAGGGGTTGGCGTGTAGTCTCTACGGATTCTCCTTTCGGAGTCTTTCCTCGGGATTGCCAGTTAAGGTTTCCCCGATACGGCCAACTTTCTTGTATGACATTACTGCCATACGGAGACTAATCTTAATCTCCCATTAATAATACATAGATTTCTTTTTCAAGAGCATAATCCAGCATCGCTTTGGCTGTCTCTAAATCGGATGTGGGATATCCATAGTGACAATCACCCCAAAACAACAGCTCGGAATAGTTCTTTCCATTCTTAACCTTTAAACTTTGACGGTTAAGACGGATAGGTCTGCCTCGTATCTTGTCCTTACCTCTATTCTTTTCAATGAACTCTTTTTTGGCTTCTTTGTTCAATTTATCCTCCTCCCCATTCAATTAATTCTTTGAATGAATAAACGATTGGAATACCTAATTCCATGGCTCTTTTAATCTCAGCTTTAGCTCCTTTGGAATGCCGACAACTCGGCAGGGCAAACACTACATCTGATGCTTCCAACCAAGCCATAGAGTAGTCATAATAGTCTTGTAGAGATACCTTCTCGCCATTCCTCTGCATTAGAGTAAAATGGTAATCCAGCCAAGGAACGAACGGGGCAAACCCAGCTACTAAAACTCGGGTTCCCATCCTCATTCCTGTTCTCATATTATTTAAGACCGATATGGCATCATTTGCCGAATACGCACCTGCGATATAAACCCGTTTTCTCATAATCCCTCCTTAAAATATAGTTTTCTTCGTTGCCATCACAAAATTATGGGCGATAGCAAAGTATTGATGAGGCGTTAACTGTTGTTTATTGGGTATTTTTCTTTCCAGTTCTGTGTGGCATCTTTGGCACAAACGGACAACAAAGGGTGTCTTACCGAAAAACCTTTTCGGTAAAATGTGGTGGGTGGTTAAAGCTGTCATCTGATTACACGTTTTTACAGGACAGTTGCCCATGATTCTGCCTCCCATTGATTTTAATGGTTAGCATCGTTTTCATATTGAGCTCAATCTGATCCATAACCTTTTGGGCTACTGTGTGGATTTGCGGAACGGTCATTCGGTTCATCATCCGAGTGGTTTTTTTGATTATCGCTTTTTCACTTAGATAAGGATACTTGTCGTGCATGTATTCGTGAACGAATGCTTCTGCAACGAGCAAGGTAATATTTAGGACAATCAAATTTTCCAATGGGACGATATGTGCGAATGTATTTTTGCTAATCCAATCAGCTTCTATACGATACTCACCGCTGTTAATGAACTCTAGGATTTCTTGCATATGAGGTCCTCCTTTGTCAGAATCCAACCAGTGCGTTCTCCTTTACAAACTTTACACTCAGGGTCAAGTAGAAACTTAGGTTTAGGTGAGCGAATCTCTTTAACAAGCCAAGGCTTATCGTGGAGATGGTCAGCGTTCTCAAGGATAAAATCATCCTTATTAACCAACGTAAATGCTCCGCACTTAACACAACCGATAATAAAGTTATCTATCAGCTTCCTAAGATGTTGCTTACAGAACTGAAGGTTGGGTATTTTCTTTGACCAACTCTTGGCTGGTCTATCACAGAATGAACACATAATAAACCTCCTTATCCAATTCTGAATACTTGAAAAATATTACAGAGTATCAGTATGCCATAAAGGATGGCAATGCTCCAAAGAATTATTTTCACATTACCTCCAATCAGGAAATTCGGTTTCCTCTTGACAATCTTCGCATTTACAGCCATTTTTTCGTTTCTTGTAAACCACAATAGCAATTATTAAAATTATTGCTCCTAATCCAACCAACCCAAACATCAATATCACCTCCTTGTTATATTTTATTTGGAAAGAACTATCTTTTTTTCTTGTTATTCTATTTCAAAATATTTAAGAGTGTAAGCATAAAAAAAGACCACACCCAAAACGGGTCAGTCTATATCTGGATATGTTGTTAGTGTTATACCCATAGTTTTATAATACTCTTTTAAAATACGCTTGTCAAGTTATTTCTTGCTACCGTTCTTCAAAAACTCCAATAAACGAGTTAAAGCCTCGGTATTATGGCTCATGTGGTTTGAAATTATTGTACCAAAACTATCATCTCTCTTTTTAAGATAGTTTATAAACATTTTGACTATTAGGTAGAGAACAAAAGCTACCAGTCCTGTTGCTCCGAAATCTACGATTTGTGATAAATCCATAATTGACCGCTATTAGAACGCAGAATCAAAAGCGTTCTTATTTTTCTTTTGCTCTGAAGCATAAGGAACAACGTTATGTTGTTTAAGGTAATTTAACATAGCTTCAGCTTGATTTTCTTGTTCAAATTCTCGATTATCTTTTTCAGATTCAATATCAACAGACCTAACTGGCACACCACCAACGTATCTTGAAGCCCTCCATTGAAGAGGAATATCCTCATCTGAAACTCCCTTTAGAGTAGAAAAATATCTACCAATAAACGATTGAAGGAAGTGTAATCTTTTAGCATCTATCTCGTATCTTTTAAGGAATACAATTTCCTCTGTATTAGACCAATCCCTATAAGAAACCTCTCTGTAGTTGAGATACTTCTTAATTGGACCAGGTAAAAACTTCAAAGCATCAGTTGTCTTCTTGGTCTGCATTTCTCTAGGAACTTCTGGGTTCCAAATATCTCCACCAAAATAGAAGTTTCTATTCATAAATCTTTCAATAGGATATTTAAGGAATGGAGTTAATGTTGAAGCAATTTCTCTAATACCATTTGAAGAGATAGGAAGCATGTTAATATCTTCTACTGGTAGGTCTAATTGAGCCCATAAACTACGACCCAAATCATCCTTTAGTTTAGTTGGGAATACTAACGATTCTTTCATCCAATCTGGTAAGCTCTTAAACTCTTCTTCGGCAGTAGCGTCAAAGAGAGATTTCCTTGTCTTTTCTAGTCCAGCATATTTTCCAGGTTGCTTCATCATTTGCTGAAGCTGAAGTGGGATGTTGTTTCTAGTCCAAGTATAGAAAGGTATCAATCTCTTCATTACATTTCTTTCAAATGGAGCTAATCCAGTTTCAGGAATGTAATCAAAGTGAAACTTAAAGGAATCCTTAGCTGCTTCAGCTGGGCTGTAACCCTTTTTGAGACGGTTAATAAATATTGGAAGTCGTAATCTATTCTCTACTTGTTCCATCATCCAACGAGGAGCATTACTAGCACCAAGACCAGCTCTCTTGATTTTACTTTTAGTAATTAGGTCTACATGTTTATCAATCTGCCTAGCTACATCCATCATTCCAGGCTGGTCTTTTACACCAAACCTTCCAGCTAAATCTAATACCTGTTGACCAGTGTACTTTGTTCCTATCTTTGTTCTTATTGCTATTTTCTTTTTTGTTTTTGGTTTTTTAGGGTCTTTTGATTTTAGGTATTTAACTTTCCCTACCCCCTTAGTTGCTTGGTTGTAGATGTCTGTTAGTTGGGATTTGGTTGGTCTTTTAGACAAGACTTCATTAAACAAATCTTTAATTGGATTTATATTTTTGTTTATTTTTTTAGTATTCCATATTAAATACTCTCCTCCATTGTCCTTAAATCCATCAAATCCTTGTTCCTTTGCTTTTTTAACAAAACTACTTAACCCACCAGTTCCCTGTTTAATATCTTGCATCGCAGATGTATCAATGTCTTTTAGTTTTAATCCTTTAGTATCAACAGCTAAAATGTTATTACCAGTTCCTTTTCCTCTTCCCATTTTTCTATACATATCTGCAGTGCCAAAACTATCTGTAAAATGAACACCACTATTCCAGCCACTACCACCTTTAAAGCCTTCTTTAAGAATATTATCACCACTATTAGTGCCATGAAAAATTTTTCCCTTTATTAAATTAGTAAGAGCATCTTTTTCGGATTCAGAAAACGCATAATCAGCTTTTATACCAATGTCTTTGAAAAATTTACTCTCTATATCACTCAATGGCTTACCTTGTGCCTTCACAAACTCCTCTGCACTCTTATACTTCCTTGCTTCTTTGGCTAATGGTTGTGTTGGAAGTTCATCTGCTTCCTTTATAATCTTACCTATAATTGGGTCATCAACACCATGTAAAATCTTCTCAGCATCCTTATAGTCAACCAGTTTAACTCCAGCTAACCAGTTATTAAAAAATCCACCAATAAAGTTTCTAGTGTGAAAGGCTGGAAACATTCCAGTAACATTAACCTTCCAAATATTTAATGCTTTATCGTAGGCTTTGAGTAATCCTCTGGTTGTCTCCTCATTAGAAAGAAACTTCATAGTATCTTCAACATGTTCAACAATCGGCTTTGGAAGCAACCAACCTTGTAGGTTGGGATTTGTTGATTCAACTAATTCAATTCCCTCATCCGTAAGCCTACTTGCGTTCTTGTCCATCCTAACACCAAACCTAGCTTTAGTTTGTTCTAAGAACTTATGAGTGTTAGCAAATTTAATATGCTCTACCTTTCTCATAGCCCAAGACTTGAACAGGTTCTCCTCAAAGAATTGCTCGACTCCGTGCTTCTCTTTCATGTACTTATTAACCTCTTCAATAGTAGCAGGTGTTGAGTCAACAATCTTTCCAGATTTGGTTGAGTAAGCAAACTCAGCCTTAATACCAGTCTCACCGTATTCTTTAATTTGTTTAAAAAGTGGCACTCCCTCTAAATTACTGAGAGCTTTAACTGTTTTAGGAAACGCCTTTGCAGCAAGTTCTGGGTTTCTCTGAATAACCCCAGCAGCATGAGCTAATAATTCGGTTGGCTTTCTATAATATACTTGCTTCTGACTAGATAACGTCTTGAAATCAACAGGAATACTTTTAAGAATAGATTTCCATTCTTCTCTTGCTGCAGTTTTAGCTCCATCCAACAACTTACCAGCCTTAACAAACCTACCTTGTTTGCTAAAGGTTTCTATCATATCTAACATTCCTGCTACATGCATCTGACCACCATGTGCCATTTCGTGTCTCAAGGTTTCTAATAACCTAGGAAATGGTACTTTAGCAGCAACTACTAATTTCTTTTTAAATGGGTCTAAATAACCCCAAGCACTACCCCTTTTAACTGCTTCTTGTGCTTTAAATTCAAGACTAAATCCATATTCTTTTAATATCTTAGTAACATCATCAATGGATTTAAGCTCACCAATATCCATTTGCTTACTTAATCCCCTAGCAACCTCTAACCTCCTTAATCCTAAAGTCTTCGCTGTCCCGATTATTGACTTACCAGTTTCATCAGTAAACTTTAAAAATTTCCTTTGTATTGATGGGTCTAATTTGGTTCTTAATGGCTTAGGAAGAGCAGCAAGAAAATTATCAGTTTTATCAATAAACTCTCTAGCCTCTGGAGTTAAGTAATGTCTTACGTAATTACTAACCTCACCAATCTTCTTCCCAGTACCCTTCTCAATTTTAAGCATCTGGTCTCTATCTCTTTGATACGCCTTAATAACAGTATCCAGAAACTTATCTCCAGAGAAATCACCCTTTTCAGTAATGTAGGATAATTTCTTACCAACATCCTTACCGTATCTTTTAACGGCTTCATCTGAAATCTTTTTAAGTTCATCGGTTTCTTTAAATATTTTAAATCTTGTTTCCCTTGAAAAGGGCTTATAAAGGAAATCAGTATAAAGTCCCTTACCGCCAACTCTAGCAGGTAGTTTGTCTATCTCTCTAAAGGGAACAAAAGCTCTAGCTACCCCACCACCAATCTTACCAGCCCTACCAGCTCCTGGAAGCATACCAAGAACCTTTCCAGCCTGTTTAAATCTTTGAGCAGGAATAAATACTTGTCCCATAAATTTGAGACCTTCTTTCCCAACGTACTTTTCGGCTGCTTTTTCTCCACCTTCTTGAATTAGCTTAGCCATCGCCCTTCTAGCTGCTGCATCTGAAGCACCCTTCTCTATCATTGTCTTCATTACTTTTCTTCCAGCCTTAGTGATACCCACCTGACCACCTTTTGTTGCTAGTTTCATAACTCCAGCAGTTCCGAAGGTTACGTAAGTAATAGGGTCAAGTAAAATATCAATAGCTAAAGAAGCTGCATTTCTTTTAGAGAAGAACTTCCGTTCTTCTTCTCTATCTTTAAGAATAACCTCTGATGGGCTTATCTTTTCTCTAATCCCAGTAATTGGGCTCTTGCCAGAAAGAATACCACCTATAGCGTATTCACCAGTTCTTAGTACGTTCAAGGTTCCAGTAAGAACATTAAGAAATTTCTTTCCTAACAAAGACCATCCTTTTTCTTTTGGAACCTCATAACCAAGTTCCTCTACTGTTTGTAGATTAGTTGCTGCTGTTGTTTTTCTACCACCAAGACTATCAAAAGCATTTTGCCTAGCAGTAGAACCTGCTGAATCAAAAGCGTTAGCCATATTAGTTAAACGTAGGACTTACTAATTCAGGTAAACCATCTCCTGGACTAAGGAAGAATTGTTTCCCAGCTTCTCGACCCCTTTTCTCTGCTGCTTCTTCAGCCAGTGCTTCTGGGGTTTCAGTTAATATTCTATCTGGGTCTAACCCACCATAAGGGTCAAAGGAAGTGGTAGATGGTTGTTGTGGAGATGGTGGTAATAAGTTCTGAGGAACTGGCTCATCAAATTGTTCAGCAGTAATTAATCTAGCTCTATCTTTATTTATTATATTTTGAGACAAGGTAACCTCATCTAAAACTTCTTGATAAGTTCTGTCTTGTCCTTGTAATCCTCTAATAACAGCTCTAAGTTCATCATCCTCGTAAACCCTTACATCTGGGTCATCTGGGTCTCTTCGAAGAGCCTTTACTGCTTGAGCATTAGTTAGAGCAATTCCAGCTCTTTCAGCTGCAAGTTGTAATTCTCTTTCCTCACTAGCTAGTGGAGCAACTAATTCAGCATATTCTGCCTTTACTTCATCTAAGGTTTTACCAATAATGTTTATGTTTACACCAACTTGAGCAGCTTTAACCATCAATTCAGCCTTTTCATCTTCTTCTTTCTTCGTTTGTTCTAAAATGTCTCTTTGAACGTCTAGTGTGTTATTTAAGGCATTTTGAGCTTTGGTATCTAACTTATCTATAATGTCCTTATTAATATCAAAAAACGTTTGTAATTGGTCAAATTCAAATTGTTGGTCAGCCATAGCAGCAGTTACAGCATCCTTGGCAAGGCTTCGTGCTAAAGATATATTGCCCTGTAAGGCGGCTATAGTGGAGTTCTTAGCATTCAAAGTAGCAGCTACAGCGTTAATACGAGAATTGGCTTGACGTTCAATCCTTGCCTTTCTCCCAGTAACTTCAGAAATAGTTAGTCCTGGGATACCCTCTTGAGCCAGCATAGACTGGTCTCTTTGAGCAGTGAGAGTGTTTAATTGGTCTTGTAGTGGGATAGTATCCTGAATAAGTGTATTTATCTGTGCTAGATTTGTTGGAATGCCAAGTTCTTTCTGTTGTTCTGTTAAAATGGCTGCCTGTGATTGTCTTTGGGTAAAGAAATCTTTTATGCCAGTGACAACGCCTTTTTGTTCTTTGCGAGCTTCTTCTAGTTCTTTTTGTAACTGTTCAGTTTGTTGCTGAAAGAAATCAAACTGCCCCTGTAATCCCTTACTAGTGTCTAATGCCCCCACACCAGTATCTGCCAATTCTCCTGTGGGCATTTGTAATTCTGTCTGATTCAACATCTCTGGGGTAAGAACATCTGCTTCTCTTGGGTCATCTGGAAACAATCTCTCTGTTCCAGGAAGTCTTACGCCTAATTTTCTTGCTTCTTCTTGTCCAATGTCCTGAACAACGCTAAAAGCCTCTTCTGGAGTTTTTGCTCCAGTGAGTTCCATTAGATGTTTAGGGTCTCTAACGGGACCTCCCTCTGCCCCTATTTCAAAAACCTTTCCAGGAGTTTGGCTTGTTGGTATTCTAACAAATTTAGCCATAATTATTACCGCTTATATTCTTCTACGAAAATGTATTCCATTATTAACATAATTTCACCTGTGCCAGTTTTGCCTCCTGCTGAAGCAAAAACAACTGTATCACCTGTGCTTATATCTCTTTTAAGTAGAGTAAGTTTAGTAGAGTCCCATAAAGTTTGAGATACTAAAGAAGTGCCTGTAAAATAATAATCGTCATCATCTGTGGTGGAGTTCATCTTGCCTATCTTGATAGTTATACCCGCATCAGCTGATGTTTCTTCTGTATAAAGCACATAAACCCTAGTTATTTCTGCTGCCCGTTCTGTATGAAAAACTACCAAAGTTTCTGCCCCCCCAGATAAATCAACTGCTGTAGCTGTTCTTACTATTAAGGTAGGTCTATTTAATAAATCTTCAAACTTATTCTTTGGAGCATTAATCCCATTGTGAGGAGGATTCTTTTCTATAATTGGTGGTCTTATAGCTTTTTCTGTGATTGTTTCTATTTTAGTCATTATAATAAAGGTTCAGAGATTGTTTCATAAATTATGTCTAAATCGCTTAAAACTGGCTGCCCGCTTGTAGTTCTAATTTCTATTTTAATTAATAACTTTCTAAACTCTGGATGGTCTGGGCAGTCAATAAAAATATTATCTCCAGATGTTATATTTGTAACATCAATCTTAAACTTCTTAAATTTTTGAATGAATAAACGAGTCTCGGTTGGATTATTAACAGCCATATTACTATCTAATGTATATACATAAGGGTCGCCAGAAACATCTACCGATGTAATTCTTCTAATATATCCAGCATTGCTCCCATTTAATACCATAATTTCGTCTCCCTCAGCTCCTAATGGATTATCTCCACTATCTGTTGATGATTTATCTATTGATACTTTATTTTTAACTGATTCATTTCCATCCTGCTGAGCGTACCCCCACAACAAGGTGTCAAACACATAATAACTTGCTAAAACATCTACATCAAATTTTGATGTGTCTGCCCTTTGCCAAGGATTAATCTTAAACTTAACCCCTTTAAGAATACTTTTTTCATCAGAGATAATTGGCGAAATATAATATGCTGCTAATGTAGGAGCACTCCCTATGTTGAATTTATCTAAACTTCCCTTATTCCCAGTTGCATCCTGTTGTGAACCTATCAGAATTTGTCGCCTACTACCCAGACGAGGAACAGATAATGCTTTTACCCCATAAGAAGTGCTACTAATATACCTCTCTTCAGAAGCTAATGGACTTACAAAATATCCAAAATTAGTTTTTAAATCATAACACCATAAACCTGGCATCTTTCTATTAAAAGCACTATTATTGCTTCCAAAATAAATCTTACCACCTACCACTATTATAGTATTATCTTGAATTTGTGTGTTTACATCAGTATCTCCTGTATCTGGTGTTTCAAATAACAAAGTTGGGGGGTATGAAGTAATATCGTATAAATGACCATCTGAAAGAATGGCGAATATCCTATTATTATGATTTAACAATGACATTACTGCTTGATTAAACTGATAGATAGCACTTGGTTCGTCTGAAACAACATCCCACTCAAACACAGCACCAATATTATTTCTATTAGCTGCTATAAGAGCTTTACGATAATCATATCCAGCTTGTGTAATAGATTTAATAACATAACCAGGTGGTAAGGTTAGAGCACTTGCTGTGAACGACCCCGCCCCGCCTCCACTTGTATCAATTCTCGCTACGATATTTCCATCGCCCCACAAAACATAAGCTTGAACTAAAGCTGCTGGGTGATAAACTCCTGCATCTCCATTTGTAAAAGAATAAGATGGGTCTGTCCAAACCCTTGGGGCAGCAGCTGTCCAATATTTTAAAGCTGCATCTGAAACAACCCAGATAGAATCATTTTGGTCAGCTATCATATTATTACTAAACCCAGAATTATTACCTAATGCTACCCAATCTGATCCTCCAGTCGCAGAACTAAAAATATATGCATTATCACATAAAACGAACGCCTTTGTTTCTGTTCTTCCATAAGTAAAATTAACAGGAGTAGTAAAATTAGCAAGAGTTCCTTCTATTTCTGAATTAGTAATTTTAGCTATTGCTCCTAATCCCTTTCCGCCATCAACTGGAATCATATTAACAGAATGATAAAATCCACCAATTACTGGTCGGTCATGTATTCCTCTAAAATCTCTAATTTGTAATTTTTTAAGCATATTACTTAATAACCGTTATCATTAAAATTATTATCCCTATTATTATAAATGCTATTAAAGATATTTTATCTGTGTTCATTCTGAATCTATCCATATTATACCTGTGGTTGATTTAGGGTCATCTGTTGGAGGCGCTGCTGAATATGTAACTGTTAATTGTGGATCATCAGCTGTTCCGCCCTCTTCTGAAGACCTGATATTACAATCCGCTTCATCTGAACCATCTGTTGGCTCTACATCGTCTATATCTAAATCCCCCCACCTTAATCCTAAACAAGTCCAGCCAGTATCCGTGCCGCAAGCGCTTGCTTCTCCTGAACCAACAACCCAGCCCCGACCAGTAGCATCAAGTGTAAATTGAAAATCACCAGTTGCGTTAACAGTAACCCTAGAAGCTCCTTCTGTCGGGGTGGTGGTTGCTGATGGATTGTTAAAATCTTCTATTACTAAATTTGTTTCATCTGCTTGGGTGCCTTGAATTAAACCTATATCGTGCGAACCATTATGTTGTGTGCCCGATACAGTATTAACCGTAATATCCAAAGTCGCTGCTGAAACTGTTGAACCTCCTGCCATTGCGACAGTATCAAAGGGTATAAGTATTCTATTAATATAAGACAGGTCAGCTCCCGCTTTAAGGGATTGAAGAAACATCTCGGCGCCAGTATAATCCAAATCATCTGCGGTAGAATTATCATGAGCAAGAGCCCAAGTAGCCTCAGCCGCCCGCCTCATACTTCCATCACCCGAACCAGAAAAGGGGTTAATACTATCTGCGTGAGCTGTTTTGAAGAGCCATTGTCTTAATCTGCTAATCAGTGGAACTTGCGCGTTAAAAGCGTCTATTGTAGTTGTGGCGACTTCTGTCTGATACCACTTATCCCCGTCATCATAAAAAGGAAATCCTGAATAAAAAGCTATTGTTTGTTGGCCGTCATTCCTATCAAAGACCCTATGGTTATATCCCCGCTTGTCTACATTTTCTACTTCATTCCCATTAAAATTATGTTCTACCAATACCTTACCATTAAACTCTTCCGATGATTTATTGGTTTTAAGCTCTACATCAGCATAAGTATATTGGATAATCTTTCCCTTGTTTTCAAGCGTGCCGTTTTCGTGCCATACTTTCCAGTCAATTTCTTTATTATATAAAATCTTCTCTTTAGTAGCTTTTAGAATATGAGCTTCTGGGATTTTATCACCAAACTTTACCCCCCCCCCCATTCAATTAATTCTTTGAATGAAGGGTCATAAGAAAGATAAAAAACTCCTGTCACTATAACACCTACTATTAAAATTGATAATAATATTTTCATATTAGTCACTTATTCTATCCATATTATACCTGTTTTTGATTTGGGGTCATCTGTTGGCGCAACTCCCTCATAATAATCTTCTATTTCAGTAGCTGTTCTTGTTTTGTTTGAAAATCTAATTTCATCCATTCTACCATCAAGAGGACTGCCGCCAGCGTTATTTTCACCAAAAACAAGAATACTGGTTGTATCTCTAACACCATTGGCTGTTATTGTACTAGTAGAACCCATTTGTTGCCCATTAACATACCATTTACCTTCATTAGCAGTATTATCAAAAGTAGCTACTAAATAATACCACTGTCCCGTAGATGGACTTGGACTCCAAGTAGCACCAATACCTTCTAATGTTGACCCATCATATACATTCAAAGTTAAACTATATGTTCCAGCTGAATTTAATAAATAGAACAGATATGCTTCTTGTCCTCCACCCCATTTTGATATTGGGTCAATTTCTGTCCCAGAACTAGGCAAAGCATCAAAATATATCCAAAACTCTATTGAGAAATCCTGATTAGGAAAAGATACATTAGCATGGTCAGCCGCTGTTACAGAATGATTAGAAGCTGGTGTAAAATCATAAGAGCCGTTAGATGCTCCGTCAAATCCATTAACTGCTCCAGGTGTGTTCACCTCTGTTAAGTCAATAGCTGATGTTCCTTCAGCATTATCTTTTTTAGCGGCTGAACCAACCGTTCCGTTCATGTGCCACAAAGCTAAAGTATCCCCATCTACTGTAAATTCATCCAGAGCGGCACTTGACAAGTTTTGAACACTAAAAGTAAATGAGATTATTACTAAAATTGTTATAATTGCCTTCCTCATGGAGTTGTAGTTGACGCATTATCTTGAACCATTATCCAGTCATAAGCCCTGTATTGTTCAACTCCGCCAACAACTGCTTTTTTGTATATCTTGTTATTTTTTTCTTTAGTCATATAGATTACATAGCCAGCTTCGTTTTTAGCGGTTAAGTATTCGTGGACTTCATATTCTACTCCATTTATTATTTCTTTAGGTCGGTATTTATATTTGCCATTATCCTGTCGGTCTGATTTTATGGTCGTTATAAGAGTATCTATGTCTGCTTGAATTGTATCACCTTGAAATAATGGAGGAGTATAGGAATAAAGCAAAGTTCCTACTACGGCTATTAGCGTTATTGTCCCCGAAAATATCCAAGCTTTTTTGTTAATAGTCATATTATTTACCTTTAAATGAAATAGGATCCAAATCAAACCACTTGCGACACCTGACGCACATCCATTGACCACCCTCTCCCTCTATTGGATATGGCGGTGGCGTGGTATGTCCTATTAGTTTACAAATCAGTTTAATCATATTAGTCGCTTATTCTATAGCCGATTACCCGAATTATGAGATAATCGGGAGTTCCACTTTTAGTTACAAACTCTAATCTCATCGGTTCATAGGCATTAAATACATTATTAGTGGTAACCTCGTATTGGATTCTTGTGGTACTGCACGTTTTAGTTCCCGTATCATTAGTGCCATCTGAAAGGAATACTTGCTGGGAAGTTCCTGAATCTACATGACACATAATCCCCGTAACTACCTGCTTCAAATAATGGTCTGGTAAATCAATTATTCCTCCGCTTATAAAATCTGGGGAGGTAGAAGGGACAATGAAAGAATAAAGTGTGGTTGTCGCACTACCCATCACAACTGGGCTTCCCGTAGTAGAGGTTGCTATTATAAGGTTTCCGCTTGTCATATCAAGAGCCATTTCACCTATTGCGTTGACGGTGGGGGCTGCGGCATTAGGTATTTCAAGGCTTGTTGCTCCACCGAAATCCCAATCACCCGTAAAAGCAAAGCTACCATCATCGTCTATGTCGGCATCTATAACTGAATCATTAGCAAGTTCTCCTGCTGTTATATTTCCCCAAGTTACTTCACCACCTGCGGCTAAATCGGTCAGGTTACCCCAGTCAATAAAAGCATCTAATATAGAATCATTTGGAAAAGACACACCCGTATTTACAGTTAAATCATTAGCAATATAAAGCGAACCTGTGGTGGTGGCATTCCCGTCAACTCTAAAGTTGGCAGCAATAGTAGATGATGCCCTGACAAAGATACCTGCCGATGTATTAGTTGGAGTGATTGCGTTTAACCAAGGAGCATCCCAAGCTTGCGTGCTTGCGCCAGCGCCAGCATCAGAACCGCATACTAATAATCCATTAGCATCAGTATCTAAATTACAATTAGCATAAGACGGAAATGCAAATGAACCAGTTGTAGTGGCATTCCCCTGTATTCTCAAATTAGCTTCTATAGTGGAACTGGCCTGAACGAAAATCCCAACCGATGTTGATGAGGGGCTAATAGCTGTCGGGCTAAAAGATGACCAATCTTTCTGGGTATGATTTCTAGCGTCTAAATATGCCGAACCCTGTAAAGAGTCAAATGTTCCAGTCCAATCCCCTGTGGCATCTAGCGTAATAGCTTCGGTTGCGCAATCTATTCCCGTTCCTTCTACTTCAGAACAATCAAATGAAACCGTAGGGTTAGAAAATGTTATCCCAGTTCCACCAGTTAAATTGGGGACAAGTGTGCCAGCAGAATTGGTAAGTCCCGTACCAGTAAGGTCTGTAAAACCTTCTGAATTTATAAATAGTTCTCCGACATTTTGAGAACCTGTTGTAGTGGCGTTGGTTTCTATAATCAAACTGTTAATAGTTGAAGAAGCACTAACAACAAATCCTACCGTAGTTGAAGGAGTTATCCATCCTTCATCTGTTCCGATTGACCAGTTATTAATCCCCAAACCAGCCGTCCCCGTAAAACAATCAGCCCCACTAAAACAGAAAGTAGCAGCATCTACCGTGCCTGTAGTAGTTGAGTGTCCATCAACGCTAAAGTTTCCAATTACAGTAGAAGAAGAATTAATAAGTATACCATAACTGGTTGTGCTTGGAGTAATATAATCACCGTTTCCGTTCCAATGAAGTCCTGCATTTAAGGCAGAAAAGTTGTCATTGATAGTAGTACGACTATCTGAAATCTTATCAGTCGCTTGAATGGTAGTAATTGAAGCGCCAAGCATTGGTTCTAGTGTGGGATTTTCCCAAGTTGCTTCTTCAAGAAATCCTATATCTTCAATAGGAGCAATCTGAGATTTAATAAACAAAGCGAATATTATAAACAACAAAATTATTGTAAAAGATGTTAGTATAAAAGTTTTATTCATAAATACCGCTATTTAGGGTTTAGTTCTTTTTGTCCAAGTTGTGTCTTTTAACATTTGCCAAGCTTCTGGGGTATCCTTCCAGGTCTTTAATGCTTCTCTCCATATCAAACCACGCCTTGTTCTTTTGACCCAGGTTACTGAAGGCTTTGTGCGTTTTCTGTAAGAAGTTGCCATTATTTATAACTCTCTTTAAAGTATTTACTCTTAAATCTTAATATTTTATCAGATGCTCTTGTTGAGTAAAATGCTTTCATTTTACTAATAAGCCCGCCCACTCTATCTTTGCCCCTTAGGGCTGGACCATAAAGTTCATCTTTACAAAATCTGACCAATCCTTTCACACCAAACTTCTGGGCATAATCAAGCGAAGCTCCTAAAGATAATGTCCTGTGAAAAGCATCTTCAAATACTGGCTCTGCTGTATTACCTGCTATAAAAGTAGCACTTCCAGCGAATGCTGAAAAAGGTAAAACTTCTTTCATATACCAAATTTTTAATCCATCAGTTCTATTAGTATCAGGAATAGGATAAATGAAAGTAGAATCATCAAAAGTATCAAACTCTGGACGACTTGTTGAAAACACATTATTAATATCAGCTGAAGAGCCTATAGATTTATCTAAACTGCCAGGGTCCATAGGATGCGCCCTAACGTAGGACCCATCACCATTGTAATCTATTTCTATCCTTTTAATCTTCAAAATATCAGTTGGGAATGTATATTCCCCTTGATTGGCGACTAAATCAGCAGTTGCTACTTCACCTTGAAAATCCCATTCGTCCATTGAATCCAAAATTTCCACTATCATTCGGTTGTACCAATTATTTACATTCCTATCTTTATCAGCTAAAGAATACGAAGCTGTATTTGTATTACAAAGATAATCAATATCTTGTAAAATACCTTGACTATTGGCAGTGTTATTATATTCCATGTTATTTATCCGCTACCCTGTGATACACATTTGCCCATTTGTGAGCATGTTTTTTAAAATTTGAATGCTTAATAGTCCATTCGTAAGCATTTTGAGCCATTATCTTACGCTGTTTTTCGTTTTCGATTAAATAACTTATTTTATCAAACCATTCCTTTTTATTTTCTTTAGCCACTAATCCCGTTACTCCGTCTTTAACTGACTTATAAAGAAATTTAGAATATACTCCTGCTATCTTATTTAAACTATATTCCCCATATTTGCATTGTGATTTACATTTAGCAAATGGTTCTTCAACTACTGGTGCTATAGCTATGTCCCCTCGCAATGAAGACAATTTAGACGGCCATACTTCCATTGGAGCGCCTAAACTAAATTCATACTGGTCTTGTGGCAAATCTTTGAACAAACTTTCTCCATAATTATATTGAACCCACTTGTCTGGAGAGTTAGTTCCACCAAACCCGCAACAAACGAACTTAACATTTTTATATTTATTTAAAATCTTTTTAATAACTGGGGCTATAAATTGTAAATCTAATTTATGGGAATTGCCCCCCGCCCATAAAAGCCTAATCTTATCTGAAGTATTTGGCTTATGCGGTTTAAGCCAAAATGATATATCAAAATAGTTTGGGAGAACAGTGATGTCATCGTTAAACCACTTATATCTATTTTTAATTACCTCTGTGGTTGTAGTGATAGCATCCGACTTCCACAAACACCAGTAGGTTAAAAATGTTCTCCACCAATTCATTTCCTTATAAGCATAGTGAGTTTTAGGGACTCGTTCCATCATATCATCAAGCTCATAAACTATCTTTGCCCCTGCTTTATGGCAGGCGTTAATAAAGGTGGGCGAATAGACCATTTCTACTACAACTATATCTGCCCATTGGAGAAGCCCATCTGGTATCCCGCCAGTTTCCCCCGACTTCAGTCCCCTGATTTTAATATCATGTCCGAGAGAAGCCATATAGTAAGCCTGTGGAATAATACGGTATAAACGACTGCCTGTAGAATTATGGATAAAGATGATATGTAATTTATTTTTCATTTAAATATTCTCCTATAGTTTTAAATTTTGCATCTGTTGGCATTTTGAGAAGATTGGGATATGCAATGTCCAGTCCGTTATTAGTCAACCATATATGTCCATGAGCCTTTATAGTGTGATACTTGGGGATTGGCTGTTCTATAGACCAACTCCAAATATATGTAGGAATGTCTGTATGCGTGACTGGATTGTTTCTGTCAATAGCCAGCGTATATCCATTCTCTAAGAGAACCTCCTCTGCTTCTTTGCTTCCTTCCCAGAATGGGAACTTGAATACTTTTATAAAATCTAATCCCAATACTTTTTCTAAACAATTCTCTGTAGCTTTCAACATTGTTCTTAGAATTTCCTTATCATTAATTAACCATTCTCTTCTTAGATGAGCAAAGCCGTGTGGAGCTACCTCTATCCAGGGGTTGTTTTTAATTAACTTACCCCATTCTTTAAACTTCTCTATAGTGACTTTCTTAGTCATCAACGCTGCATGAAATCCTGGCGTAAAACAAGTGCATTTAAAATTAGGATAATGCTCTTTTAATTTAAATAATAATTCTGTCCCAGGTGTCGTGGCGTTTAAATCATCAAAATCACAGATAAATGTTTGTTTTACTTTGTTGCTAGACATAAAATTACTTCGTGTCGGAATTCAAGGTCAACGCCCTTAAATCCAGCATTTAATAAAAGTTTGTTCATAGCAGCTGGGGTGTGTCTCCAGTAATCATCCCATTCTTGCCAAGGTTTCTGTCTTTGATTATCTTGGTGAAAGGCACAATGAAAGGGACAATCTATAATAGCATATCTCTTACATACCCGATAAATCTCTTTAATAGCTTTTTCATAATCCCAAATATGTTCTAATGTTTGGGTCATAATTACTAAATCATAAGCGTTATCTGGTATTTGATTATTGGTAATATCCCCAACTATATCTGGTTTCCATTTAGGGTTTATGTCCATTGTCGTCCATTTATTATTTTTTCCAAAGAACCTATAAGAACCACTTGGTTTCTCATCTCCAGCAATACCTATTTCAAGTATATCCCAATCAATAGGATTCAACTCAATCGCAATTTTTTCTAAAAATACATTAACTTTATTCCGCAAACTCATAAATATTGTTTTAATGACTCTTTATAAATCTTTTCGTTAATCTTAGAAATGGTTTTTTGTTTATGCTCCTTATGAAAACCAGCTGCTTCTTTAACTCTTTTAAAACTACAGCCGATACTATCCATTCTTAACATCATTTCGTAATCATCTGCCCCGTATCCGACCATTTCTTTAGAAACTTCTTAATACATTCTTCTCTGATTGTTGGAACCACCACGATAGCTTTCATGTTTTTACAAACCTCACTAAAAACCAATTTGGAGGGAGTGGTCTTTTATTTAATACATCATACGGAATAATAATTGGAGATGCGGTCTTGCTATCATCAAAAATGCCCTTTGAAATCTCTTTGAATTCTATTGGTGTCCATTCCTGAATATGTTCTTCTGACATTAATGTATCTCCTATCTTCCATGGTGTTGTGAGGAGTAGGACTCCTTTTCTCTTTAAAACTCTTTTCATCTCTAGCAACAATTCTTTCGGTTTCTCAACGTGCTCAACAATCTCTTGGACAGAAATAACATCAAATGTATTATCCTCAAACGGTAGATGAAAAGCATCAGCGACCATATAATCTATGTTCTTAGCTAAAGTCTTTGCTTTCTTGATGGCGAACTTAGAATAATCTATACCAACGACATCCAATGCGGGATTTCTAGCTTTAATATACCGACAAAAGTTTCCTAATCCGCACCCAACATCTAACAAACTGCCCCTAGTGGGTATATGAGTACCCATCGTATCAAATCTTAATCCGTCCCACCTATAACCCATAGCCCCATTGATATGTTCTGACTTCATTAACTTCCATTCCTTCTTAAATTGCTTATCCCAGAACTTAGGATTGTTTAGGTTCATATTTAGTAGTCTTTAGTTTCTCCTTTTTGGCTTCGTATTCTGGATGAGCTTTCGCTTGAAACGATGTGAAATCCATGTGTTCTACAATTACGTTTTCAAGATATGCAAGTATGTATTGGTATTTAATAGCATATTGGCTAAATGTATAATCCTGGTCTCCGTGTAAAAAGTCGTCCTCTTCCCATCTGAAGTGCTTGTAAATAAAGGCTGGAGCCGCACAACATATTCCTCCGATGTGAGGAGCCAACCCTAAAAAGTGTTCTCCTACATAAGCATACTGTGTTCTTGGAACTCCACCTGGAGTATCTCGTAATCCTTCAACTCTTGGCGACACAACAAACTGTCTTTGTTTTTCATATAAATCAACTATATCTTTAAGCCAGTCTTTTGTTAAAAACAAACAATCGTTGTCTGCTTTTATAATTACATCATAGCCCTCACCAATTATGTCCAATAATTCATTGGAAGCCTTTGAGATACCTACATTCTCATCATCACCAATCATTTCTTTTACTTCAGCATTCTTTAATATCCAATGGCGAGTTCCATCAGTAGAACCATTATCATATACAAACCAATCAAACTTATGTCCAGCGTTCTTCTTCATTGATTCATACATGCGTTTTGTGTAATCAAGTCGGTTCATTGTTAGGGTGAATATGGCTACCTTTAACTTTGGTCGTTCGCCATATAAAGTCTTGTCTGGAAATATCTTACAATCATCTGGACTAAAGTCAGGGAGATTCTTCCCAGTAATAGGATGCTTCTTATCTTGTTTCTTAAATTGATTACACCCTGGATGAACATAGTAATCGGTAATAATAATTGGCACATGTTGAAATCTATATCCAGCTTTTGTCATTCTGACCCATAAATTCCAATCAGCATACTTTACTAATGCCTCGTCCCAACCACCAACTGCCTCAATACAAGCCTTACGAATAAGCACGTCTGAAGTATCAATGTAGTTTTCCTGAGTTAATAGTGCAGCATTAAAATCACTTGAATTGCCCTTCATTGGCTTGAACTTACCACTATCATCTACTATCCATCTATCTCCATAAACTACATCATTTTTTCCTAAATATTTATAAAGAACTTGTAAATGATCTCTACGATACTCATTATCATCATCAAGGTATGCTACCAAATCCGCTGTCGCAGCTTGCGTGCCTTCGTTCTTAGGGCGTGGATGCTGCCCAAAGTTAGAGCTACGCCTAATATACCTAATCCTATTATCTTTACGAACCATCTTTTCACAATACTTTTGGGTTTTGTCTGTTGAATAATCATCTACAATGATGAGTTCCCAATCAGTAAATGTCTGATTAAGAACTGATTTAACTGCTTTTTTTAAACGACTAACACGATTATAAGTCGTTGTTATCACACTAATCGCTGGGTCACTTGTCGAAGTAGTTATCATAAATTTAGTGCTAAAGCGGCAGTTATAAGGATTAACGCAGCGGAAAACGTCTTTCCCTATAGCCGCCACCTTAACATCCGCTATGTTTTAAATCCTTTTTGTTGCATTTTTTCTAACATCTCTTTATTTTTAGGACTTGTAAAATGCTTTACAAATTGTCTTGATGTAATGATTTTCCTACCCAATAGTGTTAATCCAATGCCAGTAAGAGAACGATGCTGTGTTCCGTCTTTTGTTTCATATCCTTGGTCTCCACGCTTATCGTTTATGTTTGACCAGCCCTTAGCCCCCTTACAACCCTTGGGGATAGATATTAAACGCTTATTGCCTAAATATAAAACCTCTATCTCTTGATTAAGCTCTGTGTATTCTTCACCAGTCTTTTCGTCAAGGAAACGTGTATTGATTTTCTCTATATGTAATCTTCTATCAAATTGTTGCAACCATTTCTCAAATGTCTTTTGAATTATCATAATAATTGTTCCCTCAGGGAGCTTCTATGTGTTCAAAGCTCCCCTAGGAACGTTTGCTAATTGCCTTTATCACAATAGCAAACTCAAAACTTAGTCTCCGAGTACTGCACCACTCTCAACACGAATCATACGACTGCTATTCAACTCTCTCGTAGCAAAAGCCATCTTGAATCCAACAGTTCCATACAAATCTAATGTTGAAACTGGAGATGGATTCTTAATAATGGTTTTGATGTCTTCGAATTCTGAAACTCCGTAGTGTTCTGGACCAAAGATATAAGACTGGTAAACATCAGTGTTAGCCGAACCAGAAGCAACCATCTTTAGAGCTTGCTGACTCAGAATAAACTCAACACCGAATAATCGACCAACTACACCCTTGCCCATTCCACTACTTGCAGCATTGCCAAATGTTCGCATATCACCCATACCACTCTCTGTGTGTTTGAGGATTTCCTGCCAGTTAGCTGTGTCGCCCTGTAAATCATACTTAACGTCCTGATTAATAATACCCCGATAAAAACCATCTGGGTATGGTTGTGCTTTAAGAGTTTCAAGACTATTAAGAGATTCACGAACTTCAGCTATGTCCATATCAAATGTACCATCTGTGGCAATAGAGTTGCGAGCAACCGCGGTCCCGCCATACTGAGCTGAACCACCTGCTGTGAAGTTACTGTCACGAATAACAGTATCAATCTCTAATGCAGCTGCACGGGCTAATCGTTCCATCACTTCTACCATTGACTGAGGAACCCAAGTGCCTTGTAAGATGTCAGAAATTTTAACGGTCTGACCATACTGAGCTAAAGCTGCGGTAAGGTCACCTGCTGACAAATTGGTCTCATCTGGGTCTGTCCCTTCGGTAAGGGCTGGACTTGCTGAAAAATCAGCAATAGACAACCAATGGACTAATTCACCCTGGTTCCTTGGGTGGGTGCTCTTTAACCCCCAACCAGCAAATACTGTGTTTGCGCGAAGTTCATTCAAGAATACTTTATTATAATATTCTTCAATAAGTTCTGCCTCTGTAGATATTGTAACTGTAGCCATCTAAATTCCGCTTACTTTTGCGAAATTGGACGATTCCAAGAAGGTAATGCCTCAACCATTTTCTTAGCATCCTCTATAGGCATGCTACGAATCTGCTCTTTGGTTATACCCTTTTCCCCTTCTGGTAATCTACCGCCCTCAACAAATTCAGGACTTGCTGGTTTCTGCAATTTTTGTTCCTGTTGAACCATTTTCTCAAAAGCAGAATCCTTATAAGCCTCACTCATAGAGACACCTTTTTGCTTAGCAATAGCCTGAACATCGTCAGAATATCCCTTAGCGTCTGGGTGTTCCATGCCAAATTCCATTTTAGCGATTTTGTCGCTGGTCGCTACATTAGCATCTTGATTCTTCTCTTCAGAAGATTTAGCTGCTTCTATTTTGTCAAACTCTGCCGCTTTTGGACCAAGCTCTCCAATATAAGAAGTTTGCTCTTTCATCCCCTTCCGAGCTTCCTCTATGCTTTTGTATTCACGACTCATCAACGTATTGATTTCCTCAAGGGTAAGATTATCGCCCTGTGGCGTAACATTTTCACCACCTTCTCCAGGGGTAACGTCTGCCCCTTGAGGGTCGGTTATTGAAGGTTTGTTTACCATAAAATTTCACTTCATTATCCGCTGTAGCCTTCCAGGCTAGGTCGACCTATCCGCTGTGGTTCCAGTGGGCAAAGCATCTGCTGCCCCTTCCACTGTTCTAATAATTTGGCTCTTAAACTCCTGAACCCCCTTAGCTTCTGGTAATCTTTGTTTAGGAATACCCCAACCGTAATACTTCTCTGCTGTATCGTTTAAGAGTTTTTTAATAATTTTCCAAGTTTCCGTATTAGCTGCTTGTGCTAATTTTTTATTATCCATTATTGTTGTGTTGCCGCAGCAACTGGAACACCCTTAGTTTTGGGGCTTAATGTTCCTTCTAAATTTCCTCTTTGAAACTCCGACATAGCTGTAGGTTCTCGACCTGCAACCTGTGTCGCTGCAGGAGCTTTTTGTCCGTTTGTAAATCTTGAACCACTTAATCCCATAATCTCAGCAACTTCTCTTCCAAGGGCTTCGCCATCCATTCCTGGGAGCTGAGCTTGAATTAAATCAATTAAGTTTCTGGCCATAACTGCCTTATCAAACTTCTCATCAGTAATCTCTATGTCTACATCATAATCTACATCAAAGAATTCTTTTAAAATCTGTATATCCCTATCCTTACCAAGTTTATTTAATCGCCCTCTAAATGCTGTCTTAAACATCTCCGCCTCTTCATCTGTCGGGACTCTGCCTGTTTCCACTATTCTATTAAGAACCTCATTATGATAAGCGTTGGTCAACATAATGTCGTCAATCATCAAAAGGTCTTCAGCTTCACCAGTAATACGCAGTATCTCACCCTGCTTCAAAGAATCTATTATTAGTGGGATAACATGTCTTTTCAGGAATCGCTTTAAGAATAAACCTATGTTCTCTTGTGTGAGAGCAAACGCAGACCTTGAACCTCTATCCTTAAGGACTGCTGTAGTTGCTGGCAGCGAAGGAGCTATGGTTTCTACATCATGAGTCCCAGTTACCCTTTCCGCCATGCCTATAATTTCAGCTGGTTCCTGATATGCTGAAGCCTTGACATCCCCTTCAACTAATGTCTGGATGTCTTCCATATTATCTACTGGGATAGCCCCACCTGATTTAATTGATTCCAGCATCTGACGTGTAATGCCCACGCCCTTACGATATTTAAACTTACCAGTTAGCTTATTCATCAATTCATCCCTACGAATATTGACCACTGTATTTAACCAAGTCTGAAGCCCTTTAATCATCTCAGCAGGAGGTCGTCCATGCCATCTGTTGGGGACTCTTTTATACCAACACTCTTCAAAAGGCTTAAATGCTCCTTTGTCCAGCTTAATTTTATGAATTATCTTTATCTGGTCTGCTAGCTGTCCTGTGCTGGAAGACACATTATCTGTCGACTCTTTAGGTTGGGCTGAAGCTATGATGGTGCCAGGAAGCCAGGTCTCTTCATCTGCCTTGTCTTTTGTTACCAAGCTCTTAGGAATAAGCCCCCACCTCTCATAAATATTCGCTGTGGGAACTGAACCCGTGCTGTATTGAATAAACTCCTTATTGTCCCAGGGCATTCTTGCCACCTCATCCTTGGTCATTGATGCTTTTTGTAGGATAGGAACATCGTGTAAAGAATGAGCTGATGGGTCTATAACCAGATTCAAAGGGTCAACGATGCTTAATCTTGGGAGATTACGCTTATACTCCTTAGACCACACTCTAACTGCTTTGGCAATTCCTGTGCCGTCTATAGTTAAACTACGGGTAAATTCATTCAAAAATTCACCAAATCCTATTATTTTTAAAAAGTGTAAAGTAACCAACCGAACCAACTGAGCTATTCTGGAATCTTTACCTGGAGGGTTTTTAATGGTTACATCTTTGGTGTCTAAATCTATATTCTTAACAATCGTTTCTATCGTCCATTCGGTTAATGGAATCCATAACTTATCAAGTCCTGTATCATCATCTACTGAATTTTCATAAACTCCGTAATAATTCTTACGATTGCTGTCAATCTCACCCCGCATAGAGAAGGTGACATCGTCTGATACTACAATGTTAATATTCTCCCACGCTTGTTTTTCGCGTTGGATAAGCCCTATAGCCAATTTGTCTTCTTTGGTCGGGTCATAATTCTCTGTCATTTATTTTCCGCTAATATTTAGGATGCTTAAAAATCATTGCTTCCTCATTCTTTTTATTGGGGTTCTCGCTAAGTTGCCATACTGCTAAAGCTAATGAATTGACACAATCATCATGCAATCCTTCTGGAGCAGAATATCGTATATTCCCGCTATCTGTCCGCTTATAACCAAAGGCTTCAAGTTCATCAATCAGAACCTCGATTGGCGGGATATTAAACCTTTTCTGCTCTATAAATATTGAAAGTTTTTCAATTAACTGGGTCTTGGACTTATTTGTATATTTAAAGTCGTCTACTGCCAAACCCATCCTTCTAAGGTCGTCCGTGATAGGGTCACCTACTCCTGTAGAATCAATCGTAATCCTTGCTCCGTTATATTTCTTAGCAGTTTCGTAAATCCTTGCTTTCTGTAAATTCCAATCTATATCCTTGAATCTGTCAAAATGAACTAACTGATGGTTTCTACGGTTAATTACCGAAAGAACTGTAAAGTCCTGGTATTTTCCCAAATCTACACCCATTACATAAAAGTTGCTCTTTTCTGGGTTTTTAACCTCTCCTGATACAATTTCTTTAACTCCTCGGAATACGGCTGCCGCGTCTCTTAAAAAGGCTGCTTCATACTCCTGATTAAAAACGTCCATAGGGAGCCGTTTCTTTTCTCGTTCCCACTCGTCTATAGGAAAATAGGGGTTATTTTTGCTTGTAAAATGAAATGAAACCCCGTCCTCTGCGTCCTTATTCTGGATGTGCTGCTGATAAAACCAGTTCTGTCCAAACGGAGTGCTTATAAAGAGAGCTGACCCCTTTCTACTTGTAAGACGTTGGGAGATATACGAATTATAGACCTCTCCCTTCATTCTGGAACATTCGTCCATAATCACCAAATCCAACTCTTCTCCTAACAGCCCTGTGGGAAATTCGGCTGACTTACACTCAACCCAGCTCTGAAACCTCACATGACGCACTGAGAGCTTCCCTGCGGCACGTTGTATCTTAATTCTGCCCCTTTTAAGGTCTTCTGGAAAACCATTGCCTAAAAAGGTGTTTAAGTGTTCAAAGACCTTTTTGCTTAAATCATAGGTTGGACTTACTATCCAAATGTGAGTTCCTGGATTAAAGAGCTTCTTAAGAGCTAAATAAGCACATAACTGAGATTTACCAAACCTTGTTCCTGCACATATTACGGTAAAACGTTTAATTCCTGTAAGAATCTCTTTTTGGGGATTATGGGGTGTCCATCTTATTCTTTCTTGTAGTTCTATCTCTTTATTTGAAAACATTATTTTGAAAGAAAACCTCTTTTTAATGGTTGTTTAACCCTTTATTTAAGCCAAGTGGCACTCTATTTACCGAGGATTGTATTTCTTAAATTCACTTGGCTTATTTAAGCCATTTTATTTTCTTCTTTTTGTCTGATTTTATAAAAATAGTTATGGGGAGGATAACAATATTTTACAACAAAACACAAGTCTGGGGGTGGGGGGGGTATTGGCTCAAGTATGCGGTTGTATGTTTATGGTTATGAGTATAATGGTGATTATACCCTATGCATATTGGCTTTAATAAGTTGTTTTAATACAATACTGATATATGCTCTTGTCTATTTCTATGTTGTGCGTGTGAGAGATGCAGGTTAATAGGTTGATAAGTTAATAGGTTGTAGATTAAAAGGTCAATAGCTAATCTTACAAATATAACCATTTAATACCTTTTTTGCTTTTAATTAGTCTTACGGGGCAGTTTTGAGCGTCTATAATCCTTGATAGTCTTCACTTTCTGCTTTTTCAAAGGTTATGTTGTGTTTTAATAGTCCTCTTGCTTGTAATACCATCTTAATTGCTTGGAGACTTGCCCGCTTGTCTGATGACTTGGCGTGTTTGTTTAATAATAAACCGATTGTATTGTCGTCCAGTCCTATATCATCCAGTAATGCTACGAAACCTTTTGATGCGGTCATCTTTTGAGGGGTATGAGCTGTGTTTTTCTTATAACCAGCGTCAACCATTGCCTTGCCCATATTGCCACCATTATCCACCAAGTTCTGGAGGGCTTGTTTATGTCTGTGTTTTGGTTTTATATTATATGATTTTTTCATTATTCTGGGGATAACTATTTTGTCGTGGCTTATCTGTGCCGTTTGTCAGGGGTTGACAAGCTTGTTTTGATTTGTTAGACTTCTTATGTAAAGTTAATAAGGGATTGTATCGGGTCTTTAACAAAATTATATGACTAGAATAGTGCCAATAAAAGATTTGTTTATTGATAAGGGTATTCTTTACTGGAATGATAAACAATGGAAAATGAGGTGGTCAGGCGAAATTGTAAAGTATATTAGTAAAACGGAAGTGGAGTTCTATATCTATTAATTGCTGTTTAATTGACATCAGTATCCGATACTGCTGGTGTCAATCATAAGAGTTATTAAATAAAAGATTTGTTTAGGGGTCTTTGAAAATTAATGGATAAAGAACGATTAAAAGAAGTTAGGTATTATATTGGCCGAGAAAAAACATACTTGAATAATCTTATAAAAATGTATAAAGAAGATTTACTAAGAGATGTTTTGAAAAGAAGTATTGATTGGAAAAGTTTTGACTCTTATTGCGAAGGATTAAGATATGCTAAAAAAATATTAAAGTAGCTGTTTAGTTAGCTTCAGCATCCTAAACTGCTGGAGCTAACCATAACCGCTGTTATGCGGTCAAACAAGGTATTCGCTGGTATCTTTAACAAAATGGATAAAAAATTAAAAGAGTATAATGTTAGCTGGGAAGTTTCTAAACACGCAGTAATTGAAGCCAAAAACGAAGAAGAAGCTATTAAAATCGTAATTAATCAAGCCAAATTAACTAATGCTTTATTGGCGAGGGGTTGGAGGTCTATGGAAGATGAAATTGAACAATTTGAAGATGAAATAACGGCATCACCTGTGGCTCGTGAAATAAAATCGTAGGAGCTGGATAGATAACTTCATTCATAACAGCGAATGAGTGGAGTTATCAAATACGGTGGTTAGCGCTCTCTTATTAGCTCGTCAATCAACAATCCACATATTTATATATTATTAGGATAACCGATTTGATGGGCTAATAAGAGAATACTAAATAGTCGTGGGTATTCTTGAATTCAGTTGTTAGGAAATTCCTAATAACTTAAAAAAGGAGATTTATTATGAAAAAAACTAAACATGACTATAAGTGCGATATTTGTGGCAAACCAGCTACAATAAATATACAAGACTGGTGGCAGAAGTATGCAATAACGGAGGAAGGCGACTTTATGACTGATAAAGACTGGGAAGGCGATACAAGTGAATTCTATTGCGATAAATGCGAGGAAAAACAAACTAGCTAATCGCTGGACAGATAACTTCATTGGCACAGCGAACAATGGAGTTATCAAATACGGTGGTTAATGTCCTGTTATTAGCCAATCAATCAACAAATCACAATACTATTACGATTGACCGATTTGGTTGGCTTATAAAGGGATACTAATTAAAAGGGCGTTATGTCGGGCGTTCTAAATTAATAAGGAGATTTATTATGGAAAAGATTATTAAAGAAGTTTTAAATAAATTAACTAATAAAGATTTATGGGCTAATAACCATAAAGAAAATATCAAATTATTTATTGAAACTGAAGTTAAAAAGGCATTGAAAAATGCTTACGCTTGTGGATTTGAGTGTGCTCGGAAAGCTTATAAAAAATAATATTTTAGAGTTATTTTAAGGAAGTGATAAATTTATGAAAAAAGAAATTATAAAAAATACAAAACTGAATCCAACACCTAAAACAATACGAGAATTCAAATATCGTTGGCTTAAGGAAGAATTTATATGTTATTCTGATGAACAAATTAGGAACTTATTAAAAGAAATTCTGAAAAACGATAAAAAAGGGATTAGAAAAATAACTATATTCAAACCAAAATGGATTACTATAAACTATTAAAGAACAAATAAAAGGAGGAACTATGGACTATATCTATCATAAAAAACAACTAAAGAGGAGGTATGAGGAACGAAGCTGTATCTGCTGGATGATATTTGTGTTTCTGGCTTTAACTGCTTATGCTTTTGTTCAATGTGGAATATGGAAGTTTCTTGCGGAAATGTATCGTATAATATAATCCTGTCTGTCTTTCTAATCTCACAAGATTAGGGGGTGCCCCCAGAACTTATAATTTTCAATGAGTTGCTATCTTACACGAGTTTTTAATCTTGCCCCCCAAGATAGAATTCAAAATTATAAAAAATGTCTTTAAGTTAATAATTATATGTTAGGGAGCAAAATTAAAAACCGACAAAAAACTTGTCGGTGTATCCTCCAATGGAAATACTTACAAAGTTGTCAACTTGTGTTCGCATAATAGTAATTGTATTCTATTTTTTAACAAATGTCAAATGCTATCTGGGGATAACTGCTCCTAACGGCTAATATAAGCCACATACAACCGCATTAGCCAAAAGATGGAAATGGTTTAGGATTTATACAGGACGAATCTTTTTTCTGCATCTTGGGCACCGAGCCTTTCTATACTTATCCAAATCCTTAAAACTGGTTGGGTCAAATCGGAGTTTATACCTATGTCCGCAACTGCAAATGAATTGCGGATAGTTTTTTTGATACATTGGATAACAAGAGGAATTACAATATCGTTGTGCCCCTGCCGTTGGGGTGAACCAATTAAAACAGGTTTTACATCTGCGTTTTTTATCTGTTGTTTTCATCTTGCCTCACTTTCGGTTTGCCCAATATTCTCTACTATGTAATCCTCCATGGCATTTTCGACAAAGAACTATTAAATTATCCTTGTCATTATTAACTTTTAATCCTTTATTTTCATAGTTGCGACCTTGATTATCTAAATGATGAATTGTTAAATCATTTTCTTCACCGCACTCAACACATCTTCGGTTACATCTTTCATAAACCTCTAAAGCTAATCTAAATCCATATCTTGATATAGTCCCAGCTCCTAATCCATAATCTATCTTATATCTATTTAGATATTGTCCTTGACAATCTCGACAATGGGATTGTAAATTAGTTAAAGCTCTTCTGTCTAGGTTGAAACAATTATTCTCTTTTACTTTTTTACACTTTGAACATTTTTTCATATACTACAATTCTATCATCTCGTCTAAGGGGTGTCAATACCCTTTTTTAATCCCTATTATTTATTTCCAATTTATCCAACTGCCGAATAAACCAGATGTATAACCCTACTATTCCTGCGATAATAAGGACTGCTAATAAGATGAGTTCAATTATAATGTGTTTAATCATTTTAAAAGTTCTTTATTTTCATATATGTTTCCTAAAATCTTAAGATTATTCATTAAACTTGGAATTAATTCAATATCCTTTTTATCTGGATTAACCAACCAGAACCCAGCACCAACCCACATTACTTCATATATGACATTCCACACACTAAAACAATCAAATTCATATATCTCTTTTCCGTTTTTGTCTTTGAGTCCTGTGTATTGCATTAAAATACATTCATTGTTTGTAATCCATCCATCGGCATAATTGTCATCTTTACATATAGATTTACAGGTAATATCCTTTCCAGATAATTTATTTAATGGAAAATAAATAGAATCGACATTTCTCATTTTATTATTCCAATCAAATGTTTTAAAATTATTAACACCTCTCCAATTTTCTTTATTAGATTTTATCCACACTCTAAATTTTATTTCTCTTTGTTTCATAATTTTAACTATTTATTAAATGAATTCCTAACGCTACCATACCGAGAGCTATGGCGAGCTTACCAAGAATAACAAGGTCTCCTGCTGGTATTGTTGGAACTGCCCATATTATCATCGCTACTATCGGCGAAACTATTAAAATGTATCCTAATGTTTTTTTAATCATAGTTGTTTGTTTAGTTTAATTTTTACTTTTTTATAGTATTCTTAAAGTTTTATATCGCTTTTAACTTCGTTCCCCCAAGAATCCCAACCTTTAGTTTTTTCTCTAGCAAAGAGTTCTATGCGAGGTATATTGCCACTCCACTCAACAATTCTACTTTTAATGTCTTGTGGTTTGGCACTATGCTTGAATCCGAGTTTTTGAGGATTAACATAGTTAAATATATTTTTGGTATTCTTATTCCCAATCTTCATTTTACCCCTTACTCCGAATATAATATGTTCAGTAGAACCTCTAAAGTAATATCCCATTCCCATTTCTGGTTCTCCATTTCTATATGTTTTCACCCAAGTTAAAAGAGTTTTATATTCAAATCCCCAGCTTTCACATATTTCTAGTCCTTCTTTTATAAATGGATTTGTAACCCATAAATATAAATGTGCCTTATCGTTTATATAGTCCTCAATGGGTAACTCCTTGATTTGTTCAGTGGTCATCGTCTTGTAGGTATGCTCATTACTGCCATTACCCCAATTCTCTTTATATTTCCAAGGAGGGTCAGCATAAATTATTTGGTATTTCATAATTCTTACTCCTTGTTTAGTTTATTCAAAAACCTAATTTCTCTAAAACCCATACTGCTAATCTAATAACAGAAAAAAGTGCTACAACAAATAATATTGTCAAAAATGGTAATATTAATGTTTCCATAATTATTCTCCTTTCTTTAGTTTAATTAATTTATGCTTATAATCTTGACCCCACGAATTATCGTTTGTTTGGTCGTGTGATACCTTACCACAATTTTCACAAAATATAATGATTCTTTTAGCTGAATACCAACCCTCATTAACATCGTGTAATTTAACAACTTCGGGTTTATAGATAAATTTATGTTGACATAATTTTGTTTTCATAGTTTTTCTAATTCCTTTATTACTCTTTTATAGTATTCTTAAAGTAGGGGTTTTTGTGCAAGTCTTTTACGGGCAATATCGCAATAAGTTTCTGAAATTTCTATTCCTATAAAATTTCTTTTTAATATCTGTGCAATTTTACAAGTTGTTCCACTTCCACACATTGGGTCTAAAACCAAATCTCCTTTGTTGCTCCAAGATATTATATGTCTTTCGGCAAGTTTTTCAGGGAATATTGCTGGATGTTGATGACATAATTTATCATTACCCCTATTAGACAAATCCCACACATTATCTAGGTTTACCATTTCTTGCCTAATAAAATTATTTTTAGAAAATTCACCTGTTTTTTTATCTCTATGATATTTTTTTACTTTTCTGTTATCTTGATATTTTGCTTTTTCCTTTATCGGATTAAAACTTTTTACATTACCTTTGCTAAAAATAAACATATACTCAAAGGCTGGCTCATATCTATCTCCTGTTTGTGGCAATGTTCTTCTTCTCCAAATCATAGTATCGTGCAAATTAAATCCAATTTCCTTAAAATAAAGTGCTTGTTTAAATGATGTTCCTGTTTCACTACCTTTAATTGTAGCATCTCCTACTACCCAAACTACTACTCCGCCTTGTTTTGTTATTCTGAATAATTCTTTAGCTATGCCCTCAAAATCAAATGTATATCCCTTATAATCTCGTAGGTTGTCGTAAGGTGGACTTGTGATGGTTAGGTCAATAGAATTATCTGGTAGTTCTTTCATTATTTCAAGACAATCTCCTTGTATTATTTTGTTAAGATATTTCATTCCAACTCCTTTATTTTCCTTTGATAGTATTCTTGGGAGGGTTTAATTGGGCTTTTAATGCTTCA